AGTTGGCCGCTGCAGAAGCCAGGGAGGTGATCCGGGAGCTGGACAAACGGAGCGTCCCGGCAGATCCTCATCGGCGCAAGCCTGCTCCGGATCCCAGCGTATACCCACCGGGACAGATGACCTCATCACAGATCAATAAATGCTGGCGGCTGATCTACAGTGTGTGCGAGTCGGATCCATCCGAAGTCCCGCCTGCAGATCGGCTGGCAGGTGCAGCGGAGCGATTCATCGGGCAGCGGCCCAACATGATGGCGAAAAACCCGTTCCGGTTTTTCACACAAGAGCAGGGATCCCAGCTGATTGAGTCCCTGAAACGACTGGAATATTCGGCGGAGGTCAAGAAGCTGAAGCGAGACAGAAAGGGGTAAATATATGACAGATCAGGAGCTGATCCGTGCCCTGCGCCGGTTAATGGTGGAGACCGGTAGTCTGGTATGCTTGGGCTGCGGTCATGAGCATAGTTGCGGAATCCACGGCTGTGCCGTCATCCGGCAGGCTGCGGAACGGCTGGCAGAGCTGACACGGGACAAGAACTAATCGATGTGTAGATGGGAGGCAGCGCATGGATCACAACGACATTGAAATGACGGATCTGGAGGGTGAACAGCGGGAGATAGCAGAGTGCATTGGGATAGATGCGTACAGAACGCTTGCCCAGACCTATGGCGGCAGCTCCATCTACATTGCCAAAACAGCGTCTATCCTAAAGGACGAACGGGATCGCAGGATCCGCCGCGAATACAATGGCTGCAATGCCCATGCGCTGGCGATTAAATATGATCTGGCGGACAACACCGTCCATAAGATCGTGCGCGGTGAAAAGCAGCGGATCGAAAACGAACCCACGGATGACCAGCTGCCCCGGTTTAAACAGGGATAAACCCGGCAATATCGGTTGTTTTACATTGCATAATTAAAATGGTATAGTTTGATCAGAGAGATCGAGCTATACCATTTTTGTTTGGAGGATAGATCATGGACATCAACGTAATCGTGGCAATTGTCGAGGGCGTGATCAGCCTGGCAGTGGGGGCGCTGACATTCTTCCTGCGCAGGACTATCACGGAGCTGGATAAGTGCAGGGAGGACATCGCCAAGGTCAAGGAGGACTACATCACCAAGGAGGATTTTTTCCGGGAGCAGGCGGATACCCGCCGGAAGCTGGACCGGATCATGGACATTCTGCTGGAGATCCGGGGAGGTAAATAGCATGGACGAAAAAGAACAGATCCGCCGACGGATTGCAGCCGGCAATTTCGTGGCTAACAATGGCAGGGTGCTGCGTACCATCAATATCCTGCGGTATGATTACAAGAAACTGCGTGAGATCGAATATGCCCTGCCGGACATGGAGCACGGGGAGATCGTGGACAGTGTCAACTACCTGACCGAGTGCGGCTACATCAAGCTGCGGCATGTGGTATCTCAGCAGCCTGCTTCCCTATCGGATACCCGGTGGGAGGAAATCGAGGCAAAGCTGACCGCTGACGGCATCCGGCTGCTGGCAGGCTGCAGGCAGGATGAATGCGTGGAGGTGTAGGTCATGGCCAATCGCCGCCACGCCATCATAGATCAGCTGGAGCCGCAGATCCAGGAAACCGTCAAGGAGATGCTTCGTGCTAACTTCACATACAAGGATATCGTGGATTATCTTGCATCCAACGGCACCCAGGTGTCCCAGTCGGCGGTCTGCCGGTATGCGGCACGGTTTGCTGAGACCACCGAAGCCCTGCGGATGGCACAGGAGAATTTCCGTGGCATCATGGAGGAGACCGCCAAGTACCCCAATCTGGATCCTACGGACGGCATCCTGCGCCTGATCAGTCACCAGCTGCTGGACGCCATCAACGGCATGCCCGAGGAGCAGCGGCAGGCCAAGAATTTCGATGAACTGATCAAATCCGCTGTTGCCCTGACCCGGGCAGTGGCATACAAGAAGCAGGTGGATGTGCGCAGCAAGGAGCTGCTGGAGAACGGGGCTGACCAGTTTGCCGGGGCGTTGTTTGACGCCATGGCAACGGAGCGACCGGAGCTGTACAAGCAACTGAGGGCATTCCTGGACGAAAAGAAGGAGAAATCGCCATGATGTATGTGCTGCAGACCAAGCCCGGCCAGGATGACTGTGCTGTCCGGAACCTGGAGCGGCTGGGCTACCGAGCCTATGCCCCAAGGCGGATCGCACTGCACCGCAGGGGCGGCACCTGGTGGGAGGCGGAATACCCGGTATTCCCGGGGTATGTGTTTCTGGACGATCTGGAGCTGATGGACGCCGACTATCATCGGATCATGCCCTGCGTGGGGGTCATTCGGTTCCTGGGGCACGGCGCCCCGGAGCCGCTGCCGGAACACGAAGCAGAATACATCCGATGGCTGCACAACGGCGGCAAGCCCATCGCCCCCTCCGAGGTACGGATCCGGCCGGACGGCAGCATGCAGTGTGTGTCCGGGCTGATCAGCAGCTACGCCGGACGTGTGGAGCACAATCCACGGCAGCGGCGGGCAACGATCCGGATCAGCATTGCAGGCAAGCTGCACCGTATTACATTGGCGGTGCGATACGTCTAACAAACCGACCTGATGGCAGACGCCGGGGTTGATACGTCCCCCGGTGCCGCACAGGATTGCATGATACCAGCCACCTGATTTCAACTCGAAATCCGGAATGGCGGAGCATGCCTGTTTAAAATCGAATTTACGCTGTTTAAAATCGTTTAAACGATTCTGCCCATGAAATGATACCCCCGGAAACAGACACGCCTTACAGCGCATTGTAGGGCGTGTTTTTACGCATGAAAGGAGATGCCCTGCATGGGAGCATTGAAGGACGCAGGGATCCGGTCCCTGCAGGACAATCTGGCAGCCTACGACGCTGCCAGAAAACAGGAGGAAAAACAGGATGCAAACAGCCTGAAATCCCTGTTTGATGCCTATTTAAACACAAAAAGCAAAGCGAAACGGGAACGTATGCTGAAAGAGTTTTCCGAGCGCAGACTGGAGTTTGCAGCCTATCTGCAGGCACATCCGGAATTGGTGGCCGCAGAAACCAAGCGTGCCCTGATCACGGCAGCCCTGGGCGGCGAATATGTGGAGACGGAAACCGGCGTGGATTCCGCCGGCAGACGGCACAAGCGCCGCCGGGTGCGGCAGGTAGCGCCCAACCTGCAGGCAATCCTGCAACTGCTGGAATCTGACGTAGCACCGAAGCCGGAAAATAATCTGCTGGAGATCATCCGGGAGGGACTGGAGGCAGAAGATGAGGTATAAAACCATGTCCCCCAAGCAGCGAAAAGCCATGCTGTGGTGGGCTGACCCGCATACGGATCACTACGATGCTATCATTTGCGACGGCTCCGTCAGAAGCGGCAAGACCATGTCCATGTCCGTAGGCTTCCTGATCTGGTCCCTGTCCCGGTTTGACCATCAGACGTTTGCATTGTGTGGCAAAACCATTGACAGCCTGAGACGCAACGTGATCACGCCCCTGCAGACCTGGGTGGAGGGGATCTTCGAGATCCGCCAGTACGTCAGCCGCAACTATCTGGAAATAACGGACGGCAGCCATACCAACCGGTATTATCTGTTCGGCGGAAAGGACGAATCCTCTGCTGCCCTGATCCAGGGCATTACCCTGGCAGGAGCCTTTCTGGATGAGGTTGCCTTGATGCCCCGGTCATTTGTGGAACAGGCAGCAGCCAGATGCTCCGTCAGCGGATCCCGGCTGTGGTTCAACTGCAATCCAGACAGCGCCGAGCATTGGTTCTACAAAGAATGGATCTGCAAAAAAACGGAAAAGAACGCCTTGCATCTGCATTTTACCATGCAGGACAACTACGCCCTGGACAAGAAGATCCGGGAACGCTATGAGCGCCTGTACACCGGCGTATTCTATGACCGGTACATCAAGGGACTGTGGTGCATGGCGGAGGGGTTGGTCTATCCCAACTGGTCGGACAGATATGTGCTGCACGGAGATATCCGTCTGTCCCAGAACGTGGAGTGGTACATTGCCATCGACTACGGCACCATCAACCCGTTTTCAGCCGGGTTATGGGCGGTCAGCCCACGGAACGCCATCCGGGTAGCAGAGTACTATTATAACAGCAAAGAGGAACGTACCATGCGGACGGATGAGGAGCACTACGCCGCCCTGGAGCAGCTGGCAGGCGACCGACCGATCCAGCATGTGATCGTAGACCCTTCCGCTGCCAGCTTCATTGAATGCATCCGCCGGCACGGCAGGTTTACCGTGCGGAAAGCCCACAACGAGGTGTTGCCGGGCATCAGCCGGACGGCGACCCTGATCCAGAACGGCAGGATTCTGATCCATGAAAGCTGCCGGGGCATTCTACGGGAATTCGCCCTGTATCGGTGGGACGACAAGGCTACGGACAAGGTAATCAAGGAAAACGACCACTGTATGGACGAGCTGCGGTACCTGGTGAACACGGTGCTGCGGCGCACGATCCTGGCGGACATAGGAGGTGATGTGCATGATTAACAAATCGGAAATCGAAAAGGCCACCGGCATCCGGATCGCTATGAGCGGAGAAATGCGGGACCGAATCCGGCTGTGGCGAAACATGCTGTGCAACGAGCAGTCCTGGGTCAGCAACCGTGTCCGTGGGCTGCGATTGCCGGTGAAGATCGTGGACGAATTTGCCCGGCTGATCCTGTTCGGCGCGTCCGTATCCGTCAGCGGATCCCGACGGGGCGCATACATCGACCAGGTTCTGCAGCAGACCATGACGGACGCAAAGAAATGGGTGCGCCTGATGTGTGCCGCCGGCGGCGTGGTGCTGCGACCGGTGTATGACGGGCACCAGATCCGGGTCAATTACATTACGGCGGACAAGATCTATCCCCTCTCCTATGATGATGATGGCCGGCTGATATCTGCCATCTTCCTGGACACATACAGGAATGGAAACAGCTATTATCACAAGCTGGAGATCCACGAGTTCCATCCAGACGGAACAGGCAGGATCCGGAATCTTGCATTTCAATCACTCAGCGGGGATATACTGGGGGATCCATGCTCCCTGCGGCAGACAGGGCTATGGGCGGATCTGGAACCGGAACGCAGCTACATGGATCTGGGTGGTCCCCTGTTTGCCTACATGTGCATCCCGGCGATCAACACGGTGGATCCGGACAGCCCCATGGGCATGTCCGTGTACGCCGAGGCGGTTGACCTGATCCGAGATGCGGACCAGCACTGGGAAAAAATTAAGTGGGAGTTTGAGGCCACCCAGACCGCCATTGATGCACCGGCAGATTTTCTGAAGCCCACCCCCTCCGGGCTGATCCTGCCGGATACTGCGAATCGCCTGTATCGGCGGTACAACGCAGATCCGTCGGATGCCCAGCTGGGGCTGCAGATTTTCAGCCCCCAGATCCGGGACACATCCCTGTTCCACGGACTGGACGGCATTTTCAAACGGATCGAATTCAACTGCAACCTGGCATTTGGGATGCTGTCGGACCCCCAGAGCGTGGAAAAAACCGCTGAGGAGGTGCGGGCATCCAAGCAGCGCTGCTACAGCGCCATTTCTGATATTCAGGGGAACATCCGTGCCGGACTGCGGCAGCTGACCAGTGCCATCAATGACTGCTGCGCTGTGTATCAGCTGACACCCCAGGGCAGATACCATGAATGCTACGAGTTCGGCGACGGGGTCATGGAGGATCCGGACAAGGAGTTTGCACGCCGGATGCAGATGCACACTGCCGGGCTGCTGTCGGATACCAAGTTTATCGCCTGGTACTTTGACTGTGACGAAGCCAAAGCAGCGGAATACAAAGCAGCTGCATCCACCCTGTTTGCAGGCGGTGATATCTGATGCTGACGCCGGACTACCTGCTGCACTGCACGGACTCCCTAACGGATCTGCTGAATGCATATGATAATGCGGTGGTGGCGGATATCGCCCGGCGTATTGTCAAAACCGGGTATGTCACAGAAACCGCCAAGCACCAGATCAGACAGGCACAGCAAATGGGGCTGCTGTACGACGACATCATCCGGGAGATTGCCCAGCGGACAACTGCCACGGACAGCATGGTGCGGACGCTGTTTGAGAATGCAGGCGTGGAGACGGTGCGGACGGACAACAGGCTATACACCGCTGCCGGGCTGCAGCCCACCGATCTGCGTGCATCCCCGGCCATGCTGCAGATGCTGCAGGCTGGCTATGAGAACACCCTGGGCACCATGCACAATCTGACCCTGACCACCGCCAACACGGCACAGCAAGCCTACATATCCGCCTGTGACCTGGCCATGCTGCAGGTGCAGTCCGGGGCAATGTCCTACCAGCAGGCCATCCGGGCTGCCATCCAGTCCGCTGCATCCGACGGCACCCGGGTACTGTATCCATCCGGCAGGACGGATCGCATTGAGGTGGCAGTGCGCCGGGCAGTGCTGACCGGCGTGGCAAAAACCTGCCGCACCATCGGGGAATACAATGCCGCATCCTGCGGCTGTGACCTGATGGAGCTGTCCGCCCATGCCGGAGCAAGACCATCCCATGCCAGATGGCAGGGGCAGCTGGTCAGCCTGTCCGGGAAACGGGGGTACCTGTCCAAGGACGATATCGGCTACGGATCCGGGGACGGATTCGGCGGCTACAACTGCCGGCATGACTGGTATCCGTTCTTCCCGGGTATCTCCCAGCGGAACTATACCCCAGAGAAACTGACCCAGCTGGAGACCATGACGGTCAACTATAATGGTCAGGAGATCTCCTACTACGATGCCACCCAGGCGCAGCGGCGGCTGGAACGCCGGGTGCGGGACTGCAAACTGCGGCTGTCTGCCACAGATGCCGCCCGGCAGGAAACCACTGACCCAAAGCTGCGTGCCCAGCTGGATGAGGATTTTGCAAAGCAATCCAAAGCCCTGCGGGAAGCACGGGATCAGTTGGCAGATTTCCAGACCGGCACAGGTCTGCTGCCGGATACATCCCGTACCCAGGTGTACGGCTTCGGCCGTAGCATTGCCCAAAAGGCTGTTACCGCCCGAAAACGGGTTGACAAATCCGGTAAGGGTGGTATAATAGTGAATAAGGAGAAGCTATCCAAGTACATCGGAAAACCCATCGTGGAAACGGACAATCAGCACATCCGGGAATGGTACTACGCAAATGTCGGGGACATTCCAAATCAGATTGATCGTTCCAAATCACGTGAAGAACAAGCACGGCAGGCTTATACATTGAGAAATCAATACAAACACCAAGCACGTGCAGCCATGTCGGATGAGGAAACTGCTAAAATGTTGGAGGAAACCCGCCCAGTCATTCCATTTGATGAACTTCTGGAAAGCAAAATGCGCCGGAAAGGGTTATCCAAAGAAGAAGCAATGGAAGACATCATTCAGACAGCATCAAAAACCAATGCTGATGTCAACAAGGAATTCGGACTGTAAGGAGGAATGAAGCATGACACAATACGATTACACAATTTACAAAGACAACAGCCCTCAAAAATTCAAAGAAGCATGCACCAAAATCAGCAGAGCATTCCCCCAGGCAAAGAAAAGCAAACTTTTAGTTGACGTTGACGGATCAACCATCCAAGCATTTACCGCAGATGGGCATTCAATCCGGGTCTACGATGACTATGAAATTGGCGCAGTGTTTGTCACATCAGATGTAAATCTTGATTCAATCTTCAGCTGA